CTGGTTTTCCCTTTTCCATGCTTTATTTTAGGGTATTTTGCGCATTTTATGTAATTAAATGTATATTTTTATAAATAAAGTGTTGCTTATTGGGTAAATATGTATATAATGAGTATTGTAAGGTAATTAAATCTTACACAATACGGAGAAAAACTATGACAAAAAAAGTATTTAATTTTGGAAAAATAGACTTTAACCAAACAGGCAAGAAAATAAATCTTGCAGAAGTAGAGGTTAAATTTGACGGTACTAGATTTTCAGCTAGTGGTAGTGTTTGGAACAGTAAACAAACAGACATCATTTCTGGTGGTCAAAATTTAGATGAGATGTACCAGCATTTAAAAGACAATAAAACTTTTTTAATGATTTATTCATTATGGAAACAGTATCATCTTAACGACATGAAACCAGGCACACCAAAACAAATGGCATTTTTAACCACAATAAAAAGGCCAAGTAATGCAGAGTTTTACACTTGGGAGTGTGAGCAATTAGAAAAAGTTAATTTGTTAATTGATGATCTTGATGGCAAGCCGTACAAATACGGCACGGCATGGTTAACAAGTGAGATACCTTCTTATGCTAAAGAAGATATTAATAAACTGTTAGAGGTGGCGTAATGATTATTAAAGAATACCAAAAAGAATATAAATACTATGACAAAAACGCAAATAGCGTTGACATGGTTAACTATATAAAAACTGTAATGGCTAATAATTTTATAGAGGAAATTTATTCTTTATGCTTGGATTATCCAGAACAATTTAAACAAGCATTAAATGAAATTAAATATCTTTATTCTAAAGAATTAAATTCTTTTGTTTATCCGCCTAATGACTTTGTTAAATATAAACAAGGTAAAGAACAATTATTAGAGGTCGCTTAATGAAATACCAGATAATAATTAACAACGGAACTCTTAAAGGTTTTATAGCCTTTAAGGGTTCATGCCTTGCAACCATGCAAGATAAATATAAACGCCTAGAACAACAAGGGCATAAATTAAAACTTATAAGGGGAAAACAATGACTGATATAAGAACATGTAACGTATGCAATACTAAAGACGAACATGAAAATATGATTATGAATATTAAAGAAGTATTAGAATGTTCAGAGGGAATAGTTGCTAAATGGGAAGCGAATAACACAAATATAAATCTATGTGATTGGTTTTGTATGTCTTGCTGTGAAAAAGTTGGTAATGAAATAGAGGCGGTTACACAATGACACAGCAAGATCAAAACGCGTTAAAGAAACTTAAAAGAAAATACCCAGAACTATCACGAGTGGGTAACAACAATAAACAAGTAGACCAAAGACGACAAAAAATTATGATGTCAACTGAGGACTATGAATTATATTTAAAACTAACCAACCAAAAAGGGGGAAATAATGATAACTAAAAAAGAACTAGAAAAAAACAACTGGAATGTGATTCCTGAAGGCGTATGGTTTGGCGTTGATTATGCTGAATCACACAAAGTAAATGTATTAGATGTACTTACTGATTTATTAGACTTAGATACAAATGTTGAAGGTTATAACTTTGTCGTATGTGCATATAAAAAAGAAGGGGGAAATGATGAATAAACCAAGAAAAATAGTATCAACTACTATATTAGTTGAATGGAGTGACAGCCCAAAGCCTGTTGTCTTAAACAATGATATGCCAAGTCAACTAGCTAACGACTTTGATGACTGGCTAACAGAATGTGAAGAGGAGGAACAGGGCTAATGAAACGATATAAACCAATAACTTATGCTATCGCTGAGTATCAATACGCGTGCCACCTTAGAGATAACGGACATACTGGCGAGATCATATACCCAGATAAGGCCTCCTCTAAGCAACAGACAGACGGCTCATGGCTTTTATTAACAATAACAGGGAAAAAGCTAGGCACGGTCTCTCCCAATGGAACTGTGAGGCTTACATGAAGCGAGAGGACATACCACAACATCTTAGACATTTAGAAGATTGGAAATTCAAAGCATTATTCTATTTATTTAGAGCAAGAGCATGAGTAACTTATACAACGAGAAACAACTAGTAAATATATATTACCAAGTCATAGTAGATGACCGAAAAGGAATATATGACGATGAAATAGAACGCATATCTAACCTTTATGGTTTACATCAAGATGATGACCGACTTAACATCTTACAGTTTATTGCTGAAAACATTTTTTATAACTATATGACAGGAGAGACAAATTGACAGGAAAAGGAGACATGCCACGCCCCTACGCGGTAGACAAAGAAACATTTAACAACAACTTTGATAAGATATTTAACAAGCGTGAGCGCGAGCAAGTAACTGAAATTACCATTGAATTTACTATGCCAGGCAACCCAAGAATAAACGACATGAATAACCAAGTTGAAAAAATGTTAAAACAAGATAAAATTGTTTATAAAACCATAACCAAATATATTTAATGCTTGAATTATTTATCAATGTACTAGTAGGGATAACAATAACATTCTCTGTAATGTTATTACTAACCGCCCTAGCTATTGTTATAATTGATCGCAAGCAATAAGTTTGGCTAGTGGGAGTATCATAACTCTCCGTATATGATATCCCCCTTATAGCTCCCGCTAGCCCCCCCACGCACCTCCTCGCGCTACTCACGAACTAAGTCAGCTAAACCAACTAACAGAAAATGTTTCTTACCTCCGCTTTGCGACTTCCTCAAGCGCTTTGGCTCTCCCTCCAAAACAATCCAAATTAATCCTAGCTCGCTAAGTTCCGCAATCGCCTTGCCTACGCTCTTACGATTTACCGCAGTCATCTTGGCATAATAACTAATCGCATCATGCGAGGACCAAGTTTCATACCGCCAGCGCTCGCACAATGCCCAACCAACAAAGCGAGCTGTCATAGACAGATCTTCATTGCCCGCAACTTCGCTACGATACCAATGCCATACTATTTGGCGCACGCGCGAGAAGTCTCCCTCCTTGCGCGCAAGCGCGATAGGAACTAATGCGTCCCTCTCCTCCGCGCTTGCGTGCGCGGTAATCCACCAATAATTTTTGTCTATTTGTCCGAATCTTCTCATCTTTCTCCCTGCGTGCGTGCGCTTCCTCCCAGAGAGTCAAACCCCCTCAAGGGGTTTGCTCTCTTATACATATGTATATGTATGGATATATGGGAATCTCCTTCCCTAGTGTTGGGCATCTGAGGGTATAGTTTGTCCCTCTCCTTCCCTAGTATGTCCCTAAAGTTCCCAACGCTCATAGTTCCATATTCTTTAAAATATGAGTTATAACTTTGATTGTCCAGCCGTTTCCAAGCATTTTATAGCGTTGGGTATTGCTTACATGGTTAGTGTAATTATCTGGTACTGTTTGTAATCGTTCACACTCAACAGGAGTTAGTTTGCGCCAGTAAATTTCTTTATCTTCTACCAACATATTACCGCTACCAGCTGTTCCTCCAGATTGTGCATTGAGGGTTATACCTTTAGCATCTTGTGAATAAATCCTATCGCCTTGACTACCGTCCTTTATTGTTCCAACTCTTTTTGGTTTTGTGGTAACAACTACATTATCTTTTTGTACTGTAGTGACTGTATTAGTCTTTTCATCTTTTCGCAGCTCTAACATTTGTTTGGTTTTACCAGCAACCGAGCCGAACTGATCTTGTCTTACTCCGTCTTTGTAATATCGACCACGCCATGCACCAGCAACTACTTTTGGCTCTCTATGTCCACCACCACAAGTTGTAAGCGTTGGAGACTTACCATCTTCTGAATAAACTCTTTTTATTTGGTCATGGCCTTTAATATCTATTGCTGTTCCAATGTGTAGAGGTTTGTCAACTGCAATAACACCATAAGGAACGCCTTTGTGCATATTCGCTGTTAAGCACATACCTTTTTCGCTTTCATGTTTTATATAAATATCTTTTCTAGTTTTACCTCCAGACCATTTATCAGAACTTCTATTCATGTAATCAATTGCTTTGTCTGATAAACCCTCTACTTCTTTTGTCTCCAATATGTCCCTTAAAACTATGCCTCTTTGTTTAGGCTGTTCTATTCCAGGTATGTTAGTCCAATAGTATCTAACTCTATTTTGTGCTGATACTAATGCTGAATTAATCATAATAGGCTCAACACCCATATATTCAGATATGACATCTAAATATTCTTTTTTCATTCTTACATTTTCTAATAAAAAATATTTTGGCTTTAATTCTTCTACACATCTAACAAACTCAAAGAACAATGCAGATCTTGGGTCATCAAACGCTAACTGTTTACCAGCAAAACTAAATCCTTGACACGGACTACCGCCCATAATCAAATCAATCTTTGGTAGTGTTGATGTATCTAATTCGGTTACATCACCAACTTGTATAATGTCTGGGTAATTAGCTTGGCTTACTTGGATAGCATACTTATCTATCTCACTTGCATAATAATTATCTACTGGTATGCCAAGACGCTCTAGAGCAATCCTGCCACAACTCATTCCGTCAAATAAACTTAATACGTTCATAGTTTTCTCCTTTTAAAATTGGTCATATAAATTCATAGGGTTTTGTAATTCTTCTAATGGTTCTAGCACTCCGTCTTTTCTAAATAATGTCTTGGTAGTGTAGTCAACATTACCAGAATTGGATTTAACTAGAGCAGCTTTTACTACGTTCATGCGCTCATATTTAACTCTTTGTTCTTCACAAATACGCTCGCAATCCTCCACGCTCGCAAGCCACATAGCTATCGCCCACCGCACGCTGTCGGTAATACTACTTGCACCTCTTATCTCGGCTCTATGGCTCATAGCATCATCACTATCATTTGCTAATGCTCCTTTATTAAGATGATGAATAGTAAGCGTAGAACAACCAAGACGCGCTGATATGTTTGCACAATAAGAACCCCAAAGCTGTCCTGCTTCATTACTGCTTGATACATTACCAGTTGTAAATGCTTGGAGAGGATCAAAACATACGAGCTTCAGGTTTGGTATGGCTTGCAGTTCTTCTACAAGCTCCTGCGCTATAGGTGTAATACCTTCTTCTCGTAACAGTATCATTGGTTCTTTTTGTTCAGGGACAGGAAATACATAGACTTCGTTAGGGGAGTTAAATCGCTTGCCTTGAGGGTCGAGCAAGTCGAGTCGTCTATGTATTTCCATTAAATCATCTTCCGCACAGAATATAACAGTATTACCACGCTCTACAACATTCTTACCCCACCACCTGCCACCGCACGCCACCGCTAACGCTAGCTGTATGACACTTAGTGATTTACCTACGCCACCTACAGCGGCTAAAATTCCAGGCTTGCCGATGGGGATTAGGCCGTCAACTAAAAACTTTTGTGGTTCAGGTTTGCCTACAAGATTACGCACCGCATATTTTTGTATGCCTAGCTTATGTTCTACAAGTTCAGCTCTAACTTTGTCTAAACCATGACGTAAATATAAATCGTTGAAGTCTCCAATCTCAGAAGGTAATCTAACTGCTGAATTAACTACTGCACTCGCGCACTCTTGCGCTTTCTTTTCTCCAACACCGCTTTTATCATTATCAAGTGCTAATATAAATCTAGCACCTGTGAGCGCACGCAATTTAGAGGCTGCATCCAACAAAAAGTTGGCACTAAATACGCACGCTACAGGAATCTGGGTAGCTTCATAAACCGTTGCAGCTGTAGAGTAACCCTCTACTAAAATTAATTTTTCTATTTTTGGTAATTCAGTAAGTGTTGCACCAATTAAAAATACATTACCTTTAATTTCTGATGCTGAAGCAAATCTTTTCTCCCCCTTTTTATCAATGTACTGTAGAGAACGAAGTTGTCCTGTAGTAGAATACACGGGAACAATTAATCTTCCATTTAATTGTTTTAACCCATAACTTTTAACTTTTTTATTTGTGAGATATTCATGGTCAGCGGCTTCGTGGCAAATCTTAAATCGTTCTTGTACCTCAATAGCAACTTCATCTTGTTTTTGTTGCCTTATTTTACGAGACTTAGCACTAGCCTCTTCCATTTGTTTTTGTAATTCTTGACGATCTACAATACTTAATTGGTTAGTATCTATGCTTGACCACTTACCTTCAAAACCTGTTTTCCAATTACCATAAGTGCAGAACATGTGTTCGCCAACTTGATTAATAGCATAATAACCAGACTTTTGACCGCCTGTGTCTGGTTTACCACCTATTGCTTTTACTGGTACTCGTATTATATCGCCAGTAATTTCTAAAAAATCTACAAGCAATCCCTGTGCTTGCATCTCGTTTATTAAATCGTTTGTACTCTTACCTGTGCTAAAGCCTAAGTCGTTATAGAGTATGTCCTTTTTCAGGTACTTTGTTAAATCCATTTGCAGCTCTCTCATCATCTAACTGCGCTTGCACGTTTGCCCAGTTTAGATATTCTCTAACAATAGTAGTAAAGATTCTTTTTCTGTTTGCCCTCTCCCATTTATGTAAAGGCTTCTGGTCTTCCTTACCTGCTAGTTCTAAATATATATCTTTGGTTTGTGCTATGGAATATTCTATCCCCTCGTCATTTAATTGTGCTTTGTTTGGTAGTCTTTCTCCCCCACCAATCTTTTTTAAATGAGCCATACAGCACGCTCCAAGCCAGTTTTCTCCATCTTTGTAGAGTAGTGGCCCAGCTGGTGCTTTACAATATGCGCACAAGCTAGGCCTGTTTTTACCATCAAAATGGAACATCGTCATCACTTGCATCCATTGATCCTACAGAATCTAGGTCAGCTTGTGATGGGCCAGTTTTTATATTGTCATTAACAGGTTCTGGCTTTACATTTGTTGCCTGCCATGTTCGACCCCAATCTTCATTAATTTTAAGATAACCATTCTCATCTTTAATTAATTCAGCTGATACACTTTTACCCATAAAAGCAGTTGATGTATCTTTTGGTGGTTCTTTCAATCCCATCGCTTGCGCCATAAGTAGCATTGACTTAACACCACTATCGACATACTTAGGATTATCGTGACCAACAGTAAAGGTATGATTCAGTCTTATGCCTGCGCCATCTATCTCAAAGTACATCTTGCACCCACGCCAACCGTTTCTACCTTGTATTAGTTCTTCTTCTTCGCCTTGCCAATGCAGAACGTGTCTACCTGGCTCAACAACTGACTTGCCTTCGTTAGAGGCATCTACATTAAAATTGGTTAAATCCATTTCTTACTCCTTTTTTATTTAATCCAACATTTATATTCTGAACACTTTTCTTCTTTCTCCCCACAATAATTACAATATCCATCTTCATATTGTGGTTTGTCATCACAGTAATGTTCGTTATATTCTACTTCGCTCATTTCAACATCTGCTCCCTAATTGCTGACCAATCAAACGGCATCTCTGAATCTAAGCCAAATCTATTCTTAGCCTGAAAGCCTGGTGTCTCTTGCGTAAATATAGTTCTATCACCCTGCTTTAGTTTAGTAGTCATACCACCACCTTTACCTTTTACTTGGATAGTTCCAATCTTATAATTAGCAAAGAATACAGCATCACTATGTTCTATAACTAAGTCAGCTGCTTTTCTATGTAACTTAATTTGGTGTCTATCATGTGGTTCGCTTGACGGATCTTCATATCTTTTTACTTCGTTATGTGCAATCTGCAAGATAGTAAAACCTTTATCTCTTAATTGATTTAACAAAGCTAAATATTCTTTCCATGTTTCAAGTGTTACTGCATAACCTTTACCGTAAGCTGGTGAACTAATATCTGGCCAACCATTTTTTGCACAAACATGTTCATGCATTAATGTTTCTAACCAGTCCAAGCTATCAATACATACAGTCTTGTATTCAGACTTTTCATCTATTAATGCTTTTAAGTTATCTTCAAACTCATTGTAGGTTTTTGCTACTGGAAAGTGAGCGCACTCTATCTTACCGATACCATCCTCCGCTTGCACAATGATAGTTTTGTTCATGGTTGCAGCAAAAGATGTTTTACCAATACCACCAGGACCATATAAAACCATAATTGGTGGTTTTAGTTTTGCCTTCTGTCTAATGTTAGCTAATGACATTATGACACCTCAACTTTTGGTAAATGTTTTTTCAGCTCATCAAGATAATGTGCTTGTAATATGTCATTCTTTTCTACTTCAAAGTTTGCATTACTTACAAGTTGATTTTTTTGTTCTTGTAATAAATTAAGTTTTCTATAAACAAGCTGACCTTCCTCTGGTAAGTCATCTAAATTATAGTCTTTGGTAACATCATCTTCTGTAATGCTAAATGTGATTGGCTCTTGTTCCGCCATTTTGTTCTCCTTTTTTATTTAGTTTATAAGTATCACATACATCTTTAGCATTGCACCAACGGCAATTCTCTTCACTATAGTTGTATGTGGGTATTTCTTCAAAGCAAGCTTCAGCAGCTGGCTTCAAAGTTTCATAAGCCCATTCAACTAAATTAATAGCTGATATGAAATATGATCGGATATGACCATCTTTATGCCAACCTCTTGGTTGTACGATAGTCATTTGCACCGTACAGTCATCACCATATCTTGATAATGCTCCTAGTGCATAAATTCTCATTTGTGGGTTGTCAGCTTCTACTGCCCACTTACCAGTTTTAAGATCTATTATTTCAATCATGTCTTTACCAATAAGAATAGCGTCTGCTGTTCCCCATAAATCTTCATGTATTTCTGGCATATTAACTTTCTCTTCAATCAATGGTCTTGCTATGTCTAATTCCATCATTCGTTTATCTATGTAATCTACATAAACTTTTGCACAGTCAATCATCTTTTGGTCAACTGTTAAATCAAAATCTTCTACATGGTGGATGGTATCAAGATAATATTCTTCTAAGGTAAGATTATTTAATCTACCTTTAAGTAGTGTCTCTACCATTTCGTGAATCAATGTACCTGTCGCTGCTGGTATGCCTACTTTATATTCTACTTCCATGCTTGCAAGTAGCTGTGGCATACCTGGACACGCCATCCATATCTTTGCTGCTGACGGACTTAACTTAGCGTGTGCCATGGACAGAAATATAAGAGTCTTGTTCCATTCTTTTCACATCATCAAGATCGTATTTAATCTTGCCACCAATCTTAAAGTAGTTAGGACCTTGTCCTCTATACCGTCTGTTGTCGATTGTTTTCTTGCTGACTCCCCATCTCTCTGCTAGTTCGTCAACTTCTATGGTGTTAGATATGTCAAAATTCTTTTCTAATATTTCCATAAATTTCCCTTTTATTAATATTTTTGTTTATAATATACCAATATTACTAATAATTAAAGTAATATATAATAAAAAGTGGAGAAATTTATGAAGAATAAAACTATATATGCACATACAAATATAGGAAACGAAAAGGAATGGGACCAAGAGATAGATAAACTTGCAACCAACAACCAAGTAGCTGGCACACATTATAAGAGTGCAAAGATACAACCTATAGATTATATATATGCTAACAACCTATCTTATAACTTAGGTAATTGTGTTAAATACATAACCAGAAGTAAAGGAGAGAAACAAGATAGAGTGACTGACTTATTAAAAGCCAAGCACTATATCGATCTTGAACTACAGATGGTTTATGGAACAGACGCTAAAGGCAATAAAGTAGGAGATTATTCTGTAGAAGTTTCTCTTTAACTATGAGGTAATTATGCTTTTATATGAGTTTGATGATCGAATCTTAAAAGAAAGAAACGGAAGAAAACCTATATATGTAAACAAACATCTTGCTAAAGAGTTTAAGGACTTTTGTAAGACAGAGAAAAAATCACCACATGATGTGGCTGAATACTTAATATCATTAGGTATGAACTCTCTGAAACATTACGAAGATCCTAAAGTGTCTGTTGACATTGAAGCTCTTTAAATAGATTTTTGACGTTGGTTAGCGAGTCCATCGCTTGCATCTCTTCGTCTTTAATAGTTTTCTGTTTACTGCCGTCTGGAAAAGTAAACAAAACCTTTTGCGGATCTAATGCAACTAAAGCATAAACGTCTATTGCATCTTTATCATATTGTCTTTTCTTGGTAAACGAGCCACGTCTAAAGTCATACTCCCATGACACTCTATGGTTTCTTATTTTAGATTGTGTTTTAACCTGGCACTTATATAGTGTGTGGTCAACGTCAAAAATGATGTCTGCCTCTGCGCTATGCGGAACGACAACCACAGTATCAGCGTATAAAGAAAGTAGCGAGGCTACTAAGTACTCTCCAGATCGGCCAATTCTTTCCGATTGGCGTGGCATAAGGTTATTTCAGCAAGTTATTTAATTCTTCTTGTCTTTTTCTTTGCGCCTCTGTTCTAGCGGGTATTGAACTAATAGCTGGTGTAGCTGCTCTTAGTGTTGGGTCTAAGCTAGTTAATATACCTGTTACAGGCGATCTACCCAATGGTCTGCTCATGGCAGCTTCAGAAACTAATGCTGGTGGTATTAATTTAGCAGCCTTTAATGGGTTTATTATTATATCTTGTGCTAATAACCTAGAAGCGGTTGCTGAGTCAGGAAATTGTTGACCTAAAACTTTTTGCGCTAATTCTGTTGTCTGTTGTAGCGGAGCTTGGCCTGCGGTGACACTTGTTTTTCTTTTACTTGTATCTGCTTTTTTTATTGCTCGTAATAATTGAGCTGGTGTAAATACGCCCTCTTGCACAACCGCAGCTTGCATTGCGTCATTTATAGGAACTAAATTTCTATATACTGCATTTACATTTTTCAAATCAATTGCATTTACATTTTGTAAATCTATTTCGCTTTCCAAGACTTTTTTTACTTCAGACAAAGTATCTCCAATTTCTCCTTCAAAGCCACCTGATTTTCTAAATCTTTCACTTTTAGTTCGTAAATCTGTTTGTGCTTTTTTTAAGTCTTTGCCTAATATTTTATTATCTTTAATTCTGCTCAATAAGGTTTTGTCGACTATTTTTAATACCCTATCTTGCTCGTCAGCGTTTAAAACGCTATCTTCTAATACATTTAATATTTTATTTTCTAAATTAGAAGTATTTTTTAATGATAATTTTCCTAAAACTCTTTCATATTCTTTATTTACCACATCGTTTACAAATTCAAAACTTTCTCTTGGCGATAGATTTTTTGGTATTTTTATTTTTAGTGGTGTAACAGCTTCTTCTAGCAATGCTCGGTTTGTAAGTATTAAAGTTTCTAATCTTCTTGCTTGGATTGGCGCTCCTGCACCAGGATAAGAAGTTGATAAATCCTCTAAGGCAGAAATAAGATTAGAGCCAATACTGCCAGAGTCTCGTAAAGATTGACCAGGTGTTAGTGGTATACCTTTTTTTTGTAATTCTTTAGCTTGTTTTGATTTTCTTGGTAATATTTT